GGTTCCCTCGCGGGGGGGGGCGGTGGTGTTTAAGGGAAATATTTTAATAGAATAATATTAAAGTTTATTATTAAAAAGTATAAAAATATTTTGTAATTACAGATAAAAGTATTATATTTGTAGCGTCTTATAAAATAATAATAATAGTTATAAACTTAAAGTTAAAATTATGGCAGATATTGATATTGATTTTGAGGGCACAGGTGGAACTGGTGCAAACAACACTCAAGGTAGTGGAACTCAAGGTAACAATGGTGGAGGTGCTGCAGGTAATGACGATACTACTGATTTGAACGGTGGTAATAATTCTGATATTACTGGACAGGACAACAATAACAATGGTGGTCAGGGTGATAATAATGGTAACCCTGGTGATAATAATAATAGTGGAGACAATAACAACGGTGGAGGTAACGGTGACAATGGTGATAACAACAATAAGGGAGATAATAATAACGACTCTTCTACGGGGGAACTTAATGTTGGTGACCATGTAGAATTTGATGGTGTTACTTATACTGTTGCCGAAAATGGAGACCTTGTTGATGAAAACAATAATGTTTTCAAAAAAGCTAATGAAATTAAAGAATGGATTGATTCTCTTGATGCATCTGATGATGATACTCTTGACCTTGATGGTATTCAAACAGCTGTTGGAGTAGAAGTTGTTGGAGAAGACGGTAAGCCTATGGAGTTTACTAATGACGCACAAGGTGTTAGTGCTTATGTTAATGCAGTTATAGATCTTAAGTCTAGAGAATTGCAAGAAGGAGCTATTAACAAATTGTATGCTGATAATCCTATTCTTAAGCAATTCCAAGATTATGTTACTGTTAATGGTACATATAGAGGTTTTGGAGAACTTCCTGATAGAACAGGTTGGAATATAGATAAAGAAAATAAAGAGCAGCAGAAATATGTTATTAAAATGGCTGCTGCTGAATTTGGAAATAAGAGCATCAATGATAACTATCTTAAATATCTTGAAGATAGTGGAGCACTTTACGATGAAGCTGTAAATCAGCTTACTGCTTTACAAGATAAAGATAAAGAGGTTCGTAGAGACATTGAAGCTAGAGCTGTTGCTGCTAGACAGCAAGAACAGCAAGAACTTGAAAATTATTGGAATAAAGTTAACGATGTTATTAACGGCAGGACTATTGCTGGATATAAACTTCCTGAAAGTTTTGTTAAAGAAGTAAATGGTAAGAAGCAAACTGTAACACCAAATGACTTCTATGATTATCTAAGTAAGCAAACTGAAGTTGATGCTGATGGTAACAGAATGACTGGATATCAGAAAGATCTTAATAGTGAATCTGAAGAAGCTTTTATGGCTCGTGAGCTTATTACTGCTTGGTTATTTTTCACAGGTGGTACTTATAAAGATTTGGGTGACATGGCAATTAAAGAAGAAGCTGTTCGTACTTTGAAACTTAAGTCTAAAGAACATCGTGCTCACAAAACTGTTAAAGTTACAAAGCCTGCTGGTAAAGCTAATAAAGATGACATTCTATTAAGCTAATCAACTTAATTGTTTAATGTAAATTATTAAAGAAATGTACAGACTTAGAGAAGTATCTCGTGGTAATTATGATGATCGTGGTTACTCTAATGAGGAAACCATTGCTAATCTTGCCATTACTAAAGCTGCGGAAATCAACAATGTTCTTACCTACACTTATGGTTATGATGATGATAGATTCCCGCTTACATTCTTGACTGAAGGACAGGGTACTATTGGTACTGTTGATATTGATACAGTACAGTGGACTTGGAAGACTATGGGTCGTACTAAGTTCAATGACTATGTTCTTTATTTTAACACAGCTAATATTACTCCTGGTAAAGGTGGTGCTATGTTTGAAGTAGAATTTGCTACTCATTGGTTTATTGAGCAGTATGGTCTTATTGCTCCTGACGGTGTTACACAAGTTCGTATTATGAAGGATATGGGTCCTGGTACTCATGGTGGTTATGTTTATCGTCTTAAGCTAACTAGTCCTAATCCTAATGCTTTTGTTGATCCTGATCATCTTAAATCTGGTAAGTATTGGACTCTTACCGCTCCTACAATTCCTGAAAGTTATTCTAAAGGTAATCGTAGTAATGTTATGGGTCCTGGAAAGATGACTTCTCAGCTTGAGTTCCATAGATATTCTAAGGAAATTGCTGGTAATCTTTCTAATGTTATTGTTACTTACGAGTTTAAGACAAAGAACGGCGGTACTACTAATCTTTGGATTAATGAAGAAATGCGTCAGCATGACCTTCAGATTCGTGTAATGGATGAAGAACGTCTTTGGTTTGCTGAATATAACAGACTTGAAGATGGTACTGTTCCACTTATTGATCCAGACAATGGTAATCCTATTCCTCATACAGCAGGTATGCAACAGATTTGCCGTGAATCTAACTATGAAACTTATGGTGAATATCTTACTCTTAATAAGATTGAGCGTAGTGTAGGTGATATTCTTGATAAGTCAACTGATACTGGTACAATGGAAGTTGTACTGTTTGCTGGTAAGGGCTTTATGGATGACTTTGATATGGCTATTCGTAATGATGCTCGTAGTGAAGGATTTGCTACTCCACTTGGAGATAAGATGATTGAAGATTTCGAAGGTGGTCTTTCTTATGGAAAGTACTTCCGTCGTTATAAGACCGTAGATAATCATATTATTACCGTTAAGCATCTTTCTTTCCTTGATAAGGGTAGTATTGCTGATACTGATCGTGCTAATGGTAATGTTCATCCTCGTACAGGACATCCTATTTGCTCTCATCAGGCTTATATGATTGACTTCTCAACTTATGAAGGTGTTCGTAATGTTCGTAAGGTTCGTCAGAAGGGTCAGATTTATCGTAAGGGTATTTATAAGGGACTTACTCCTATTCCTGCTTCTTGGGGTGGTATTGCTGGAGACGCTATTTCTACAACTGTAGATAAAAGTTCTTATGAAATTAAGAACAGCTATGGTCTTCAGGTTAATAATGCTACTAAGATGATGCAGATTAAGTGTGTATTGTAATAATAAAATAATAGAAAGGTTAAAACAATGGATAGTACAATTAAACCTACAACGGTTCCAAATCCAGATAATGTTGCTAATAAGACAGTAAATCAGGCAAACGCTGAAAAGAAAGCTGCCGAGGAAGCTGAACTTAAAGCTCCTTATACAGATAAAAGAAGTGTAACTATTGCACCTGTTCAGCAATTCTCTGCTTATCGTAGAGTTAATATGAAAAGTATGCCTCCTAAGAGGAATATTATTGGTAGTTCTATCAATAGTACTAGGATTCTTTCATCTAATAAAGATGAAGTTGAAAAGTATTTTCCTCAGATTATAGGTATGTCACCTAACAATTCTGAATTTGTTACTCGCGTTAAAGCGTATCTTAGTAACATTTCCTTTAATGTTCAAGATGCTGGTTCTACTTTGAATATTTCGTTCGTTTATGACCATAAAAAAGATTATCTTGACTTTAAAAAGAAGGAAGAAGCTATTAATGAAAAGAGAGAAAAGATTGCTCGTAACAATACAGCTGCTGTAAAAGAAGCAGTTAAAACTTGGACACTAGAAATTAATGCTCTCGAAACTGAAAAGTCTAAGTACGGACATCCTGAAAATATTGAAGAGTATCTTTTGTATCGTCATTGTGTTCTTTATCGTGACGTTGCTAAGGACATTTCTTTGATTAATTCTGATGCTTCACTTCGTTTCTATATTAGAGATGAGAATAAAGAAGCCGAACGAGCTAAGCGTCTTGTTGATGCTCGTAAGAAAGCAATGCGTAATTTCCTTGCTCTTGAAGGCAGTGATAAGAAACGTAATGCTGTATTTATTCAGATGACTGTAAATAATGGCGGTAATATAGCTGAAGCTCTTCTTAAGACTTCTGATGAGCAAACTTCTGCTTTGATGATGTATCTTAATGAAAGTCCTGACAAGTTTAATGACTTGTATGATGATAAGAATGTTGAAATGAAGTCATTCATTGAAACTCTTATTGCTCGTGGTGAACTTATTCGTCCAGAGTATAATCAGCAGATTTCTACAGCTGATGGTACATTTATTGGTAGTAATATGAATGAAGCTGTTGCTTATTTCAATAATCCTACTAATAAGACAGTATATGAAGCTATGTTAAATAAGTATAAATTGTTCTAATGTTATAAGTTATGACTATTTCAGAAATGCACGTATGGTTTAGACAGTATGCTCAGCAAATGGGTATGCAAAATGTTCGTGCTATTCTTCCTGAACAAATTGATAATCTCATCAATACTTCCATCAAGGATACTATTGATGAGGTTATTAAATCAAATGTCGGGACAACAAATGACAGAGTCATTACAGATAATTCTAAGTTAGCTAATATTAATGCTCTTCGTACTCTTTATAGGGTTAAAACTTATACAGTTACAGATACTTCTACTATAAATAAGTATAAGAACGATCCTTACGTTCTTAAGTCTAAAACTGTATTTGATACAGAAAAGGTTTTATATTACGTTGATTTTTCTATAAAATATAAACTATCAACTGATAAAAAGAGTCGTTTATTTCCTATAAGAATTATAGACGATTCTTATTTGGCTGATGTTCTTAATGACTGGGTTCTTGCTCCTCGTATGCGTACTCCTATTATGGTGATATATAACGATGAAACAAGTGCTACAGCTAAAGAAGATAGTAAATTTGAAATTTATATTGGTGATAATGATAGTATTAGTTCTATAACAGACACTGCAACTATTGATTCTATTAGGTGCTCTTATATTAAGACTCCTAATGAAGTTAAATATTTGTCTGATGTTGGTGGAACTAACGTAGATTCTGATTTACCAGAACAACTTCAAATTCCTATGCTTAAACATGCTGTTGACCTTTATAGAGTTTCCGTTCAAGGTTCTCTTTATAATGCTCAGCAGAATCAACAGCAAAATCAACAAGAATTAACTCGTAATAATGCTCGTCCTGATAATGATGGTTATCAATCTTAAATTAATTTTATAAATAATGAAACAGCTTTTAATTGTAAATAGCGCAAAGGCTCTTAATGCAAAGAAACTTGCATCTGGTGAAACACCTACTCCTTATGATTTAAGTAATCTTGGAGAAGGAGCTATTTCGTTCTTTGAACTTGGTGGTACAGCTTTGCTTGCATCTGCTGCTAAGAAGAACTTTGCTATAGCTTTGGGTCGTAAAGGTAATGTTGTACCTTTTATTATTCCTGAAGTTGATATAGATACTCTTAATATTACAGTAAGTCAGCCTTCTGCTGGAACTAAGTTTAAGGCAGGGATAACAATTCTTACTCTAAAACCGGGAAGAATTTAACTCTTACCTTAGGTAAAAAGGGGACCGGAGTTAATGGACGGAATAAGGCAATGGGAA